GGGTTTTGAATTGCAGCTGCAAATGTGCCAAATGCGACGGGGGAATTTATAAGTGCAGTTGGCGAATCTGACCACTGCGCTTTCATTTCGACAAACAAAGAACTAGCAGCAGCCAAATTTGTCACGTTTGAATAGTCATATGTGATAGATAAATTATACATGTCTATACTTGTAACATTCATGACACTTGAAACGTTAGCCAAAGAATCCCATACAAGATGTATATTATACGGTCCATCAAATGTGTTATTAGTATTATTGCCTGCAAGACCAATAGGGTCATATGAAGTAGAATTTAAACCACCTAAATAGTTAATATCTTGCGTAGAAACCACAATAGAAGTTGAAGGTACTTGTTTAATTACTAAAGAACCATTTGAAACAGCAAGAGTTTCGTCGTCAACTTTTACTCCAAGATTGCCCTGTGAATCGACTTGAAAGGCTCCAGTGTTATTATACTTGATATAATTACCAGCAATTATTCCATCGCGCGCAACTAATTTACTAACAACGACAGTGCCTGACACTGAATCTAAATAATATCCATTGGTACCAACGTTAATTGTTCGTACCCCTGTGGTAGGATGTGTAGTTATTTGTCCGTTAAAATTGTCACTCTGTATATTTTTTGTTAATACGAAATCTGTTACTAAATTGCTAGCAGCAATTATATTTGATGCTAATAAACTATTAGACGCAATTGCTCCTGCTGCTATCTTACCTGCAGTAATAGCTCCAGCTTGAATTTGGTTTGCAGTAATAGCTCCAGCTGCAATTTGGTTTGCAGTAATAGTATTAGCAGCAATTTGGTTTGCAGTAATAGCTCCAGCTTGAATTTGGTTTGCGGTAATAGTTCCAGCTGCAATTTGAGTTGCAGTAATAGTTCCAGCCGCAATCTGGTTTGCTGTAATGGTATTGGCCGCAATTTGGTTCGCAGTAATGGTATTGGCTGCAATTTGGCTTGCAGTAATGGTATTGGCTGCAATTTGGTTTGCAGTGATCGAACCAACACCTATTGATATTGCTGTTAATACTCCCGTTGCAATCTTATCAGCAGTAATAGTCCCAGCTGCAATTTGGTTTGCTGTAATGGTATTAGCTGCAATATTGCCAGCTGTAATAGTATTAGCTGCAATCTTATCACCTGTAATAGTTCCGGCTGCAATATTGCCAGCTGTAATAGTATTAGCTGCAATCTTATCACCTGTAATAGTTCCGGCTGCAATATTAACAGCAGTGATCGAACCAGCACCTATTGTTATTGCTGTTAATACTCCCGTTGCGATCTTATCAGCAGTAATAGTCCCGGTTGCAATATTAGCGGCAGTAATAGTTCCAGTTGCAATATTAGTGGCAGTAATAGTTCCAGCTGCGATCTTATTGCCTGTAATAGTTCCACTAGATAATGCATTTCCAATCGCGCTGTCTATAAATTGTTTAGCTGTTATTTTTTTATTGGTCCCATCAGGACTCATAGTGTTGTCGCCAGTATCAATAACTTGAATTAAATAGTTCGAACTAATTGTCTGTGTCGAATCTAGTTGCGAAGTTTTCTTATTCATATAGTCTATTTATACCTTTTTCTTTTTCTCCTCAGCGCGTATACGACTCTGTATTTTTTTGCCACGCTTCTCTAGGCGATCAAGCACCTGATGCGCGTCCATCCAAATGTCTTTGTCTTCAAGCATGTCTTTAATCTCGGCTTCAGTAAGAAAGTCTGAATACATATCTTTAAAGAGATTTGCACTCCAGTTGCGTTCATGAACCATGCCATGATACATCTCGCCACCTTTGCCAGCTGTTCCTGCACTATAGTTATGAAACAAGAACATGCTGTGATCTGTTATCATATACTCATCAGCCATCAAAAAGATAAGGGTTGCTGCGCTCATGCATGCGCCTTCAACACTCACCATAATATGAGCTTCAGTTTCTGAGAGTGCTTGCATAAACTGAATAGTAGTAAACAAGTTGCCTCCTGGACAGTTAATGTGAATCTTTACAACGTCGCTTGGTCGACTGTTGCGTATGTCATGAAACCACTGTATATAGTCACTTGCGTCGCCAATCTCTTCAGAGAGGTAATATTCTTTGATTGCACCATAGTCACTTGAGAAGCAATCATTCGCGCCGCCCTTTAAGATGTCTAGTAAGCCCTTATTTTGTATGTTTTGTTTATGCATGACCGAATAGTTTTTTGGTGTTATATTCATTTATAGTCTTAAAAAGTTCTTTTGTCCAGCGATCTCGTTTTTGTACAAAGACCAACGGCTTTGCGTGGTTTTCTACTGCCATAACAATTACTCCTTGACTTACTGGGGTGTCAGTGCGCTCTTCACACATAATAGCGTATGCCGCCATCTGTATAAAATAACTGTCAATCTCGTCTTCATTTTTAACTCGAGAGCTTGTCTTAAAGTCAATAATACTAAGACGGCCGTCAAATTCTGCAATGAGGTCAACTCGACCAGCGAGGCCAAGATGCTCTGAATAGAGTGGAGCCTCTTGAAGACGCACGTTATCGATACGACTGTCTAAGACTGGTTTTATAGAGTTAAACATGTCTTTTACATGAGGCATCTCTCCTTCAGCAAAATAGTGTTCTTCGTTGTCGATGTAGCGTTCAACTGCGGTATGTAAAGCGGTACCGCGCGTGCTTGCGTGACGTGACACCCTCGCCGCTTCAACTTCACCGACTCGTGCTCTCCATTCTTGAAGCGCTCCCTTATTGCGAATGCCCAAGACAGTAGTAATACTAGGATAGGCTTTACCACTAGGAGTCGTGTAGAAACGACCAGACACTGTTGTGTTTGCTTCTAGATCTCTATAACCAAGATCTAGAGGAGAGTGAATAAATTTTTTTCGATTCATTAGAGAGTATCCCAGTCAACAAACATCTTTTGCTGTATTTCCTTGTCTCTTCGATTGTCATCAAAGCGATTCTTTTTATACTTTTTGTTTCGTGAACGGTCATCATGATTGTCATCATAATAACTTTGTCTTTTTTTATTGTCTCTATTTTTTCTACTGCGTCCCATATCTCAACGGGTTTCTATTTTTGTGTGTCTCCCACTTGCTTTTTTTACTTTGTTTAGCACGTCGTTCCATCCTGATCCTGCTCGCTGAAGAATAGTCTTGCCACCGTCATATGATATGCCTGGCGAAGATATTATTCGTTTTATATGACCCATAGCTGCGCATTGTGGGCAACCTTCATTTAATGGCGCGTCACGCATATCCATTGGTAGACTAGCGTCCCATGTATGGTCACACGCAGCGCAGTTATATGTGTATGTCATATTATTCTATTCCTAAATTTGGAAAAGCTTTTTTTACAACAGATGCCGTAAGCAGTGTATATTTTTTATGCAACTTTTTATCTTTCATAGCGATCAAAATTTCTGCATCAGATTCATGTACATTTTCAAGTAGCTTTATAAAAGCCATTTCCTTTTTAATCCTATTGTAATTATTACTTCCAACGACAAGACGCGGCAATACGTCAATTTGTTTTCTTAACGGAGAAAAGCGCATTCCGGCCGGGTTTGGACTTGGAGTGTATGGAGGAGCGCCAGGCGGCAGATCAAATTTTATATCAGCTCTAAATGCAACTTGAAGTATTGTCTTTAGTTCATAAGACTCGTTTTCTTGAAGGATGCGGACGCGCTCGGCAGCTTTATCGGCGCCTTGTACACTCTCAAAAATTTCAAATGGATGCTTTGCTCTGTTGTTTGATGCAGTCTGTGGTCTCATAACGTATGTTTTATTTATGTGTAAAAAATTCTTCGGCACAAGATACAAGCATGTTGCACCGCTTCGAGATAAGATAGTTAAGTATCTTAGAGTTGCCAACTGTAGGACATTCAGAATAAGCAGACAAGATTGCGGTCTTTACAGTTTCTGGAGTTTTACTAAGATCAATTACTGTACTGTTGCGAACATAGTTGCGATAGACTGTTTCTGGAAGCACACTTTGTAGTTTACCTTCATGTGCAGCTGCAATCCATGTCGCCATTTTTGTTGAGCTGAGAGGAGTTTGACGACCACCATCGACAAATACTGTATCACTTGACAACACGTTTGGAATGCCATCGCCGCTGTCACCACGAAAGATATGCTCATAGAGATAGTTGGCTGGGTTTTTATCACTCAACATCTTTTTAGTCATAGGACTATATTGAGAGACGTTGTCATACTTTTGTAGCTGAATAAAGTCTTTATCTGCACTAATAATCATTACAGGCTCGTGCTGACCAAATTCTTGAGTCGACTCGACTAGTGTGCCTATAACATCATCTGCTTCAGCGCCTTGTACAGTCACGACTGGATATGGCAGATGCTCTGCGATTTCGTCGCGTATTTTGTTTATAATAGAGAAAATTTCTTTCCAGTCGAGGTCAGAAGACTCTCGACTTTTCTTACGACCAGCCTTGTATTGTGGATAATAGTCTTTACGCCAGCTGCCACCATCGCAGGCAAGAATCATACGACCATACTTGTCTCGATATTTGAGATTATACATTCTCAATGAGTTTAAGATGATATGCCGCATAAAGTCTTCTGTAATTTTCCCAGGACGAGATTGGGAAAATATGGCAGAGATTGCGATTCCAGAATAGTCAATTAGTATCATGATATAATTAT